CGACGGCGAGTGGATTCCCAACGTGGTCGAGACTCTGCGCCACGCGAGCCAGCGGTGCTGCTCCACCCAGCTCCACGTCACCGCGGTACTGCTGGCGTCGGTGGTGTCGTGGTCCGTCATGACATGCTTCTCGGTCCAAGGGTCCGACCCGCTGACCCGGCTGCTGTATGCGACGCAGTCCCTTTTTGTGCTCACCCTGCTGCTGTCCTGCGTCGTCATCGACACCCACGTCGCCCCTGAAGAACGATCGAAGGCGACACGAACAATGTTGACGATTCAAAAAACTCGAGGCGGCGAAGAAAACGAGAAGGTGCGGCTGCCCGGACGAACGGGAACGTTGCACGGCACACATGTGCGTCGCACCGACCGAGAGATCACGGTGACCTCGAAATCGGAAGGAAACTGCACGTTCGAGTTTGCGTTCGCTCGCCCCCCGACAGTCGTTGTGTTTGGCATCGGCGAGCGAGTCGCCGTGTTTTCAGGGTGCCCGCCGTTCACGCCGCAGCTCGTGCACGTGTTTCGCCAAAGCGGGACGTGGCATCTCTGGCGCGGCGACCACGCCGTCTCTGTGACGGGTGAGCCGACGGGTGATCCAAACGGCACTCCCTTCGTGCGGTTTGAGTGGGAGAGAGAGGTGGCGGAACCAAGCACGCTGATTGTACACGAATTATTGTAAATAAAAATAATTTTATTTTTGTTTTTTTTTTTAAAATAAAATTTGGAACACGCCTCTTGTTCTGCTGATCTCTTCCTTGTTCTCTTGCTTTTCTCTTCCTTTTCTTTCTATCTTCTATCCTTTTATAATTTCTAGCATCGTTTTTGGCATTTTGGCAGTTATACGTTCTTACAGGAGCCAGGAGCCACCAAAAAAATTCCCAAAAAATTCCCAAAAAATTCCCAAAAAATTCCCAGGGAAAAACTCAGACAATTTGTGAAGTTATTTCACAAATTGAATAAATTTAATGTTAGCTTTGTCAGATTGGGATGAAATCATTGAGAAAATTACAGATGTAGTGAGAGATGACACTGGTGACTATATTGCGTGTGCAGGTACAAAAACGTTGTATATCGCTTCACAGAATGGAATGTCACAACTCTCAACTACAAAGAGTGGTATTCAATACGGACGAGGAACCATGAAAATTAGTGTGCCATTGGATTTTCCATTTCTACATGACGATAGCATACCAGCTATTGCAGTGCATAAAAAAATAGGGACACTGGCTGTAAGTACATATTTGTTAACAATTGGTAGAAAAAGCTGGCGCTATTGATATACAAATAAGAGTCGTAACTCTTCCAGCATATTCCTTGTAATTTCTTGTTTCCTTATAAGGTCTTATGGTGGAATTTGAAAGTACGGTGGTGAAAGAGAGCTTGTTCAAACAGATAAAAAAAATCGTCATCGCTTCGGTAAAAAACAAAGGGAAGAATTAGTCACTGAGTTTGTGTGGGAGAGAGAGATGGCGGAACCAGCATACACAAATTATTATAAATGAAAATAATTTTAAAATTTCAATCGTTTGTGATAAGGTACTCGATGTACTCGATGTACTCTTGGAATTTCAAGACTTTCTAGTTTTCTTTCTGGTTTTCTTTTTGGTATTCTTATTCGAAGTTCCGATTGTTTTTTCCTAGTGATTTGAATCGCCGAAGCCATGATATTCTTTCCCTCGCTCCAATCGCGGACAAACCATGTGTGAAGCGTGCCCCACTCGATCCACCCCTCGAAACCGGTGTAAGGGTCGTAAAACTTGCACTTCCCGTTGTCTCTGTCGTTCGGTACCAGCGCAATCCAGTGACCGAAAATATTAGGATGCTCAATGGACACGATCCATAAATTTTCCAAACCAATGTTTGTCTTTGCAAACCAGTCTTGTACTATTTCTTGAAACCTCTTAACAAAACGCATCCAATCATCTTCTACTTGAACAATGTTAGCCGCCGTCGCCCCCTCCGCCAAAAGCATTTTTTTTAATTGCTGCGCGTTCGTCAATCCGTCTTGCCAAGTCAACTGCTCAGTGAAGTTCGTCTGACTTCGAGGTGGGCTGTCAAATGTATTTTGCTGCTTCATAGGTGTCGACAGTGTCGACGGTTTAACAATGTACTGAACACAAGTCGGTCCGCACGATTTAGCCATTTTTTGTTTGAGAAGATAGTTGCCCCAGTCAATTGTTGCGTCTGGGTTAAAGTTCTTTTGTTCTTCGGTTTCGGTGCCCCCACGAAGGAAGTCGCCGAACGGCAAGTAACCCATAGACCGCGGCATGTAATTTTTTTCGCTTCCTGGTAGTATTTTTTTTTTTCAAGTTTTTTTTCAAGTGTGTTCCTGGTTGAAATGTGAACTTTTTTTTTTTTTGATTTTTTCTAAAAACAATAGAAAAAAAAAACTACAGGGGTGTATTGGTACATGGCCAAAAGAAATCGCAAGAAGAAAAAAAAGAAACGAAAGAAGAAGCGAAAGGTCAGCCACGCGGCAACGACGATGACGAAAACCACCTCGACGTTTTCCGGAGCGGCCCTGCTGCTGTTCTCGGTGGAACCGAAGACTCGGGAGGTTTATTTTCTGCTCGGTCAGGAGCGCCGCATGCTCCTGTGGCCCAGCGGGTCGGAGCGTTGGACGCCGTTCGGTGGCGCGAAACTGGAAAACGAGACGGTGTTTCGCATCGCCGCACGAGAGTTTGTGGAGGAGACACTGGGGGCGGTGCGGTACTTTGAGGCCGACCGGCTGCCGCGCCGAGACTACGACGACATAGAGGCCTCGCTCAAGCGGGGAGAGTATGCCTTCAGGGTCAATATAATGTACGCGGGAGTCCCGAAGTATTCCATTTTTGTCAAACGCGTCCCGTTTGACCCGTACTGCCAGTTGAGATTTCACCACGCCCGTAACCTTTTGCTGCGGGCAAACTATCACGCCACCGACCCGGACAAAAGGAGGGAGCTGCTCCGCCACCCGGCGGTGTCCCTGAACTCGAATGGCGGCGACGCGATTGTGACAGTGGAACCAAGCTACATGGAGAAGAAGCGCGTCGCATACTGGAGCTCGTACCAACTGCACCATGCCACGACACACGACGCCGTCTTGGCGTGCCGCAACGGGACCAATGAAAGAATGAAGAGCACCTCGATCCCGGTCATTCGATTCATTTTGCAGCACATGAAGTTTGGGCGGTCGCACTACTTTTAACGACAACTGCGTCGTAGTAGCCACTTTTCCACACGCGCAAGCGCACGCACTCGGCCACAGCTCCCCGCCACACCTTCATCTCATTTACGTACGCGTCGTCCAAGTCGGGCACGTCGTACATGTCGCCCAACCACGAGACCAACGACGCCACTGTGACACAGTCGGCCGCTGACGCCGAGACGGGCCAGCGGCGACGGTCGGCTTCTCTGGTGCAAAGGACGACGTGGCCCACGCGGTCGAGCAGGAGCTGGACGTCACCCTCGACGTGCCCGAAGCGCACTACTCCGGCGCGGTCGCACGAGAGCAACTCCGGGGGGAGGCGACGACGAATGCCGTTCTCGATAAGGACGAACAGCGCGGTAAAGCCGAGCGCCTCTACAAGGCCGTCGGAGAACGCCACCGGCACATGCACCAGCGCAGGTTTGAAGTACCACGGGCATCTGGCCGGGGTGTGCGATCGCGACCCGACGGCGACGCTCCACAGCGAGTAGACCAGCTCGCTGCACAAGTTCTGTGTGCCGACGGTTGCGACAACGGGCACAATGACATTCGCCGACAAAAGTTCCGACCCTCCAAACTTCGGTGTGCAGTGCAGCAGAGCGGGCTGGCTGTCGCCGAAGCTCGCCCGATGTGGTGCCATGAGAACGCGACCTTCTTCCCCCCTCCTCCGGTCGCACCTCCACACGTGCTTGAGCAGGCGGTAGTCAGAGTTTGTGGACAGCTTCAGGGCGTCCGGCTCGCCCTCGACACCAAGAGCCACGTCGTGTTTGGTGGGTTGGCCGCTTTCGAACAGGGACACGACCGTGTGTCCATCGCGAAACAGGAAGCCGCTCTCAAACAGAAAGTGATCGAACAGCAGCGCCGAGACTTTGCGGTACGTGTGTCGTCGGCAAAACAGGGCCATGGGCGCGACCACGACCAGCCGACAACCCCTTCTCGATCGCCACTGATTCAGTTGCTTGCCCAGAGAGGCGGCGCACCCTCGGGCCCCGTAGGTGTGGCGGTCGATGTCGTCGGCGCCGTCGTCGGGACGCACTATGGTGGCCGCCGTCGATTCCCGCGCCAAGTCTTGTACAAACAGTTCCATGTTTTGTTTTGTGGGTAATGCAATAAAAAAAAATCAATATATTTTATTATGTATAACTTGTCGTGCCGCCACGCTGCTCCTGCCGCCGCTTGTGGAACTGCCAAAACATCTCGGCCATTTGTTTCGCGTGCCGCTGGGCCGCGTCTACCGAGCGGTGTTGCGGCTGCGGCTGTTTCGGTAGCTTTGGGAACAGCACGCTGGACAATACTTCCGCGCCGAGGCAACCGGCCGCACCTATCAAAGCGCCGCGAAACAGGATGCTGCGCTCCTCCTCAGCAACCCTTTCCGCGATGCGGTCCGTCACGCACCTCCACACCACAATACCGAGCACAGCCGCGCACAGCCCCGTCGCGACGACCGACAACACGAGTTGTTCCATGAAGGCTGTTGGTCGGTGGGTGTGTTAGGTGTGTTTTTCGCCCTGGTTTTTTTTATCTTGCCTCTGCAGCAAAAAGCAGCAAAAAGCAGCAAAAAGCAGCAAAAAGAGAAAAAAAAAGCCAACAAAGATAGACAGGATGGGATCCTCACTGTGCTGCTGCAAGCCTTCTGATAGTCATTGCAGGTACTGTGGCGTCCCTCGTTCCCACTACTCAAGCGTACAACACGCCGAAAGACGCTCGTGCCGTAGGGACGGTGTGGTTGTCTCGAACTACCACGTTTTTGTCTCCTGATTCTCCTGATTCTCCACTTGGCTCCAGTCGACCCACTTGGCCACTACGTACTGACACCCCGTGAACACAACGAATACGGCAAGGTTTGGCAGCACGAGGCGCTTTAGACAATCGACGTTCGGAGCCACGAGTAATGCCGCCGCGACCACCAGCAGTGCGGCGAGCGCTCCTGCTACGGCGGTGGAACTGCATCGCCGTCGGTCGGGGGTCGGCAGGAGTCGTTGGAGTTGCGATAGTCGGGAAGCCGCCACAATCGGGTGCGGGACTCGAACCTTTCCGCCACGCAACGCCTTGCTGAGGCGCTGGTCTTGCCGTGGCCACTTATACTGTGTGTGGAACAAGTGGAGTGAAGCCAAGACCGCACACGAACACAGCAACACGTCGGCGACTAGCACCAGCGCCGGTTGCCGGTCGGCACTGGCACTGGGAATCGTGTCGAATTGGTCGAATCGGTCGTACTTCCAACCATCGGACGCGTGGTCCAAAGGGTCCAAGGGGGCGGGTCCCGCCTCCTTGATAGTCAATCCGTTCATGAAGCTGTTCATTTTTTTTTTGTCTCCTTTATTGTAAATGAAAATAAAAAAAGTTGTGACCGCACCGCAAGAGAATGTCGTCCACCCCTTACCAACTCTGTACCAAGTCCAACCACGACTGCTTTGTGTACTTCGACAACGGGCTGCCGGGAAACGATCGCTTCTGCGTTAAGGTCTCCATTCGCAAACTTCCACCCATGGAAAATAGCTCCGTCATACAGCAGGTGATCGAGCGACACGGGGAGGGGGCGGTGAGGCGCCGCCTAGACTCGTCGTCCAAGTTGTCGGACGTGCGTCTGGAGTACATGAAGTTCATCGTGGTTCACCACCTCGGCACGATGACAACGTACGATATAGACCAGTTGGCCGAGGTCGACATTGCCTCGCACAAACAGTTCTTTCGTTCGAACAGCACGTTCAAACGTCAGCTGGCCCATACTTCTGACAGCACCACACTGCGCCACGGGTTTGTGATGCATCGCGGCGAACAGGCCAACCGGTCCGCCAAACTGGTGTTTCCCACCAAGTCACACGGAAACGTAACGCTGACACTCAGCACCTACGCCGACCCCGACATTCGCAACGGGTTGGACATCGATGTCGAAAAGAACCTGTCCAAGTCCACCTGCTGGGGTGGGCTGGTGATCGCCATTAACCCCCGCCTGCTCCGTGTCAAAAAAATGCACCAGTTGCCTCCCTCCATGACCCCGCAGGCCATCGCTCGACGCAACGACTCCAATTTCTGGTTGGAGAAAGACGGTTTCGTGGAGAGAAAGGGTGAAATGGTAGCGACCAAGCTGAGAGTGCCTCGCACAACACGCGACACAGCGGCGACTCAACTGCTGACACAGTGAAAAAAGAACTAACTAAAAAATCCAGGACAAAAAAAAACAGAGAGACCAATGTCGTGGTGCCAAGTGCTGTGCCGCGAGTCTTGGGGCGAAGTTAAAATGGACGACGACGCCGTGTTTCGCATCACGTTCGAGACCGCACAGCAGTCGGGGGTATTGAGAAGTATGTTGCCGCCGCGGTACCAGACCGACAACGAGACCGAAAACGAGACGGACGACGACGATGCGATGGACGACGACGATGCAATGGACAACGTGATGGACAACAACGAGACCGTCGACATTCCTCTTCCGTGGACCAAAGTCGGCAGGACAGCGCTGCCGCTCGTTTTGAACTTCATGGCCGAAAATGCCCGGAACGACACCCCGCTGCTGCCCGGCGTGATTCCAAAGCCTCTGAACAGCAACGACATCGCTGACTGGAATGTACCACAGTGGTGCTTGCAGTTCTTGGACAACATCACGGCCGGTGACCCCCTGATGTTTGAGGTGGTGCTGTGTGCCAACTACTTGGACGTTCGGTCCCTCCTTGAGCTGACGTGCGCGTTTTTAGCCAGCCAGATGAAAGGCAAGACGCCAGAAGAAATACGGGAGACGTTTGGAATTGCCAACGACTTTACACCCGAGGAGGAGAGCAATTTGAGAGAGGAGTACAGTTGGGCGTTGCAGCAATAAAACAATACATTTTTTCTTTATTTATTTTGTCTTTTTTCTAGTGTTCAAATATCATTCTTCATCAGCACCTGCCGCACGGGCTTGCCGCTCATGGAGACCCCGTAGGCGACGGCCTTCTCAACACTGGGAATCGACAACCTTTTGGACTTATTGACATGAATGAAGATGCGATGCAATATCGCCGGACCCGACGCCATCTGGACCCCCACCCTCATTCTTCCGTGGGGGTCGAAAAAAAGACGCAGAGGTTTGCTAGGAAGTGCGTGCACCAGCATGTTGTACTGCCCGTTACCTAGCGGAGTCAATTTGAACCCGAACGCCAGCTTTTGCTCCATTGTCGTGAGTTCGTCACGCACGGAACCGTCGCGGGACTTCTCGAACATGACCCACTCAGCCACGACCGGGCGAGCTGGGTCGACGCTGCCGTTGGAGCGCAAGTTGGCTCGGTAGACCACAGTGTTGGTGTTCTGATTGCGCTCTACCACAAAGAGAGCGTCGTGGGGGTACAACTTGTTGATCGTGTCGAACGTGTACTCCGTGTCGCGGTGCATTTTTTTTTATGTTTTTTTTTGTTCTTAATTTACACAGAGGGGAGCTTTTTTTTTTATGTTTTTTACCACGGCCAACTCAATTGCCGTCTCTAGTCAAGTAAATTTTGTTCCACCACTAAAGATCGTCGTCGTCATCTTGTACTTCTTTAAACATTTGGTCGAAAAGTTCTTGTGCACGTTTGCTCTCAGAGTGTGGGAACTGCACTGGAGTAGTCGTGTTCGACCTTTGCGCAGCAGCTTGCGCATCAGATCTCCTTAGTGCAGCTATCTGTCGACTGTGTTCACGATCTGGCATCGCCAGATTCCTCCTCACTCCATTTTTTAAATTTGCTAGCATTTCCTGCTTTTGCCTTTCTCTTTCGAAAGCTTTCCGTTTTTCATCTTCACGTCTGTTTTGTGCCCGTATTTGTTGATTGTCAAAATATTTTTTCATTCCTTCTGGTAGTGTATTTGGTAGTTGACCTTCTTGTCTTTCTGCATCCACAGCCCGTTGTATCTCATCTTGCTGTATCGTTTCTGCATTATACTTATCCCTCCTCTCTCGTGCATCTTCCAATAGTTCTTCGTTGTACTCGTCCACTTCCTTTTGGTCGTCTTCTTCGTTTTGGGGGTTGAACCAGTTTCCTATGCTTGTTCCTATGGCTTGCAAAAGTGTTTGCTCTTCATCTTTATCTTCATCATTATCTTCATCATCTTTGTCTTCTTCGATAAATTCGTTTTCGGTAACACTTTCGACGTACTGCAAAGCTTGCAGAAAGTTTCTGCACTTCTGCCAGATATGGTCGATTGCTGCGTTCCAAATCCCTTCAAATTTAATGACATTTGCTTCCAATCGTTGAAAACGATTTGCAACATTGTATTGTTGATGAAAGCGATCGAGTATCCCTTGATTGATCGATGCTCGAGCTTCGAGGTCATAAATATTGTACAAGACATATTGCTTTGGTGTCATGTCTTCTCTTTTTCTTTGAAGATAATCCTTGCTGTGAAGAAACAAATTAAAATTGTTGTAAATATCGATTGTCTCGCTTACATAGTAGTTTATAGCATTGGACAACCGTGGGCTTTGTAACTCTAAAGCAACAAGTAGGTTGGACTGAGCGCGAACATAAGTCTTTACAGTGCATTTCAGATCATAAAGCTCTGACAGATCGTTACCATCTAACACCTCTTCTTCCCACAACAGGGTCAACTGAGTGGCATCTTTCTCCCACAATTTAAATCGTTGTTTAAAAAAATAAACAATGTTCTCACATTTTGTCTTTAACTTTTTTTGCATGTCTTCGGGGCGTAAGCCCCCGTCTCTGTTCACAACTGTGTTGCTGTTTCTGGGATACAAAATAAGTTTCTTGTCATTTTCACCCAGAAAATCATTTGCGTCCTGGTTATTGGTGTCGTATCGCATCAGTATGGATGTTGGAATGTTCTCGCTGTCCCATTCACGCCTGTCACCACCGTGAATGAACTTTCTGTATGAAAAGTAGCCCGTCGACATTTTTTTGTTTTTGTTTTCGTTTTTTTCTTTTCTTACTCTAGGCACATAAAAAAATCACTTTTTTTTGGACTTGGTCTTGCCGACACACAGCAACTGCAATCGGTCCGCCGCGGCGTCGTTGTCGACCAGCAGACCGGACAAGTACCGCGTTCTGTCCGTCTTGCTGTTTCCGCACTGTCCCAGCAGCAACGACAGCTCCGTCGGGGCCACTGAAGTGCGACGGCGCAGCGCTGCCAGCGCCGCACGGTTGGCTTGTTGTTTCGATCGGTTTCCGTAACACGACGGAAACTGCACACGTGCCGACACTGCGCGGCGAATCAGGGCTGGGCACAGCGTGGCACCAAACTCCGTCGCGGCCGACGGGTACATGGGCGACATGGTGTGCAGGTCGGACAAGTGCGCGGTCACTTCAGCGGCCTCCCGGACCGTGCGACAAAAGCGCAGCGCGTTCTCGTCCACAAACCCTCGCATCAAATGGGGGTCGCGGCCGGGGCGGCAGCGTCTCTTGGCAAACAGCGACGCCACCGTGTCGAACGGGCCCTCTCGCACGTCCGCCTCCGAACACACCGACGCGAAGCGAGCGTCGTTCAGCGCCTTGCGGCAGTCGCCGTTCGCGGCTTTGCAGATGCGAGCCACGTCACCCGCTTGGCATGTCCCGTGGTGCCGCAGAAGAGTCATGATCTCCGTCGGCGACAGCGTAAAAAAACAAAAGCACGCCACGTGCGCGCAGCTCGCCAGCGCTCTCACGACGTACTTGTCGTTCACCACGCACACGACGGGGCACGGGGCAGACAAAATTTGTTTCAGCAGACGCACCATTGCGGTGCGGTCGTGTGTTGGCAACATGTCCACACCGTCAACGAGCACCGCCGACTGCGCATCCATCAAGGACTTTCGAGTGGTCAGTGTGCGAATGCGGGTCATTGCTCCGGCCACCGTCTCCTGCTCCGCCAGCACGTCCACCACTCGAAACGATTGAAGCCCTCGCATCGCCGTCAACGTCTTTCCGACCCCAGGAGGACCATGCAGCAACGCCACGCCGCCGCCCCCGGCACGAACCCACTGATTAAATTGCTGCCGCACCTGTGTGTTTCCGACGATCAAAGGTGGCTTCTTCACCGGCTCGGCCACCGGCTTGGGTTCCATTGGCTTGGGTTCCATTGGCTTGGGTTCCATTGGCTTGGGTTCCACCGGCTTGGGTTCCACCGGCTCTAGTTTTTTTACGTACCTCTTTGACAAAGATCGCTTTACGTCGCGAACTGAAAAAGCGGAATGCTTTCTCTTCTTTTTAGCTCCTTTTGCATTTTTGATCGTTTTTGCTGTCAAATCGAAGTAATTCATATTCGATGAAAAACTTTTTGTTTATTTGTTGTTCTCGCTACTAGGTTTGCACCAAAATTGCACCAAAACAGAGCTCCTTCTGGTTTGCTGGATTTTCAATTTTCCTGGATTTTTTTAGTTTTTTTTTTATTTTAGTAATTTGTACTGGCCTCAAATTGACACATTAACACAACAGGCCCCCTTGACCACCGAAATAGTACTGCTCGACCAGCGACCGAGTCCACTGGGCCGGTCCGTCGAAAGAATAGTTGACCGTCTTCTGTTTGCTGCAGTCGATCGGGTTCAAGAACCGACACACCAGACGAAGGTTGCCCGGAACGTGCCCCTTCAACGGATCGATGGCGTCGGGAGACATCAGGAAACACCTGTCGGCTTCGGCGTTGGTGCGGAGACGAATCCCGCTGAGTGCGCACCGCCCGCGCTGCTCCTCCAGCAGCTGTCGCAGGTGCCGCCAGTAGTCGTTCGCGGTCTCAAAGCATTGCCG